ATCCCCCATTTATCCCCCCCCCGCCAATGAGATAAGCGACTTTATTAGCAGGCAAATAGGGTATATAAAAAAGACTTTAGGGCTATGATTGACTATTTTAAAGCATTTATCAATTACCGCAACGATACCCGCTTCAAAGAACTCAAAGAGGCGGGTACGTTTGGAATATTGAAAGAAAAGGTAAATACAGACACAGGTGAGATAAAGAACGCATATTTTTACAAAAATATGATTATAAAACCGACCAGTGAAGGCTTTTTGCTTCAGGGTAGTTTGCACAAGTACCGCAGCATTATCAAAGGCATTGCTACCCAAAAGCAAATAGACAAGTATCACGGTTTTAACGGTGATTTATTCACCTTGCAGGATATAACGGACACCATAGAGAGTCTTTGCGCTGAATTAGGGGTTAGCCCGTATATATGTACCTTGCAAAGCATTGAATTTGGTATTAATAACGTGGTTACCTTTGCCCCTTTCGAGTTTATGAGGGGTGTGCTATATCACCGCAACGACTATAACCCTACCATAAAATACGGGGGTGGTTATATTCAGTTTAATCATAGTGATTACTTTATAAAGATTTATAACAAAGGTAATCAGTATAAATTAAAAAATAGCGTGGTTAGGGTGGAGATTAAAGTAATGAAAATGCGCAAACTAATAGAAGCAGGCATTGAGATTAGCACCCTTGCTGATATTAACGAAAGCACCCTAAAACAGGCGTTTGACTTGCTTTATAACGAGTTTAACGAGGTGATTTATTACGACCGTAGTATAAACACAGAGGGGCTAACAGAGGCAAAGCAGCGCAAAGTGTTAGAGTACCAAAATAAAACCTTTTGGGAGAAGGCGAGCAGGCGAAACAAGCAGCACCATAAGGAGCAGTTAAACAGCCTAATTGAGAAGCATTCGGATAACTATAAGGGGCAAATACAACGGCAAATGATAGCGGGCTACAATGCGATAATTGAGGGCAAAGAGGGTGATTATACTCTACCAACAGCACCACAACCAACGGAGGCAAATCAGGAGGAGAAAAGCAGCCTACAAAGTGAAAAATATGTTACAATCTCACCGCAAAATGAAAATGCAAAAATTGCTCTACAAAGTGAAAAATATGTTACAATCTCACCGCAAAATGAAAATGCAAAAATGTTACAATCTCACCCTTTAAGTATAGGGTGGGAATGTAACATAGGGGGTATTAAAAAGGTTAAAGAAAAAGAGCCTTCAAAAAGTGGTAAAAAACCGTTATCAAAAGACTACCCCCGTAAGTGTGTTATAACTGGTATAAGTTTGGAGTTAGAAAAAGAGAATGCGCGTTATATTCGTACGAATACTATAATGCACGTAAAAGAGACAGACGAGCATTTATATTCATTGCTTTGTAGTTTGTTATTACCACACACGGGCGTTACACCAGTCTTTGAGAAAACTATTATAAACCAGTTAGCGAAGCAGGTGCGCAATCGTTATTATAACAAATCAGAGGGTACAAGGTCTGTAATGCAGGGTGGTGATTTAAAAAATCAATTATCATTAGATTTATAAACATTCAAAAAAAAACTATGGGACAATTTACAATCACGCCACGAGCGATTAAAGACGAAAAAGGCAATTGGTTGGTTGCTATCGATATAGAGAGCACCGACAAAGAAAAAACAATTCAGAAACGAGCGTTATTGACTACAGAGCAGGCTACCGAGTTATGTAATGCGATTAAGTTTGCAACCTACACAGCAATAACACAAAACTTAAAAACAGATTAACACCCTCTAAAAACAAATAGAAACGCATTAAATTTTAACCATCACACCTAAAGTAATACACTTTACCAGTCAGGTAAAAATAATTAAAATTTGACGTTTTTCTCTCATTTATGTTTTTAAATTTGGTTATTTATACCCCTGCCCAAATCTGGGCAAGGGTATTTTTTTATATAAATCATTGATAATAAATAAAATAAATATTAAAACTTTGTCTTTTTTTTGGCATTATTTCTATAGTAGATTAATTTAGAAAAAAAATCACCAACTTTGCACCCTGAAAAACATATTAAAATTTAACAATTATGGACGTATATACTGAAAATTTAGAACGTATCAAGGCCGATATTAGAGACGGCAAAATGATTGGCGGTAACATTCAGAATAATGAGGAAATAACCGCCTTGCATAAAGAAGTATTAGCATATAAGAGCGTTCAGGGCGACAAACCAGCTCCAATGTTTAACGCTATGGTAACCGCTACAGAAAATAAAATTGATAAACTTGCAAGGCGTTTAAATGTTAGTTTTATTGAGGCTACCACGACAAAGAACGCAATGGACGGATTAGCGTTTTTAGGTGAGGTACAGAGTAAATTAAGTGCTCCTGAGTTTGCGCTTTTCGATATGCTGCAACATTATTTTGAACCTGAAAAGGTTGAGTATCTAATGAGAAAAAACAACTTTAACGTGTATCTAACAGAGGCGAACCTTAACGGGTACGATGATATTTTAAAGTACAGAGAGGCAAAAGATTTGCAGGAAAAAGCAATTGAAAAACTCAAATTCACCGACAAAGAACTGAAAAACATTGAGGCTACAAAGCAGGCAATAAAAGAGGTAGTTAGGGAGGTACTCAAAGAACTAAAAGCAAATCAGTAAAATGCCACGAAAAAAAGGAACTCAAAAGACTGGCGGGCGACAAAAAGGCACGCCCAATAAAGCAACCTCCACAACGCGCAAATGGTTAAAGACTTTTTTAGATAACAATCAGGGGCAAATAGAAAAAGATTTTAAAGCACTTGAACCTAAAGAACGCATACAAGCATTTGAACGCCTTTTGCAATATACACTGCCAAAAATGCAAAGTAGTGATATAAATTTAGAGTTTGAAAAATTGAGTGATGAGAACTTAGATTTGATAATAAATTCACTAAGTAAAAATATTTTAGAAAATGGGAACGAATAACGTAACATTAGACAAAGAGGCAAAAATATTGCTTTTAAAAATACTCAATCAGGGATATATCACCAGTGAGCAAAAAGAGGTATTAACGGGCAAATTAAACCTACCTACTTTAAACGTTGAGGTGATAGATAAAAGAGAACAAGTCAGTAACGAGTATTTACATAGTTAATTAATATTGATAACCCGTAATTGTGATTAAAGGCGCAAATATTCATTTTGAGTATTGCGCCTTTATTTTTATGGGGTGATTTGAAAGTATATCAGGCGTTAAGTAATTTTTGAGAGTGTTAAGCAAGTTACCAGCAAATAAAAATATTACTTATAATCAATCATTTAGAAACTAAAAAGGCGTGATTTGCGATAAACCACGCAAATAAGCAAGGGGCAAACTTAATCAAACGTGTTTAAATTCGGAGGAAATAAAAACAGCCTCCAAAAGATTTTGGAAACCCCTAAATAATCAGCACTGCTCAAAATTGAGCATACCCCCCAAAGGTTGCAACCTATCAGGGCAAAAGGTGCTTTTTATAACTTTTGATATAGTTGGAGGTGATCATCATTCAATATTTTTCAAAATACCCCGCCCGTGTTAGTTTATGTAATTTTGTCAGTAAATATACACTAAATGGCAGTATTTTCATAAAATCAATATTATCCGTTTTTATAAAAGGGTGCGGTAATGGTGCGGTAAAACGGGGAAATTCAGAAACTAAAAAACAATATAACACAAGGCGACCACGATAAAAATAAATAACATTCACCACGAACCACAAAATACAAAGTATCATTTTCGTATCACCACGAAAAAGGTAAGGGCTAACAGCACCAGCCAAAAAGAGGGTATAAACTCACCGACCTATCAGGACACCCCCGAAAGCACCTAAAACACCCCAAAAGATAGATTTTTAAATAAAATTGACACAAATACTGACATACAAAAACCAAAAACGCCTTGTAACAAATTGTATTATAATCATTTTACCGTTAAGGTTGTAGGTAGTTTATGAATGCGGGTATTCCTATTATAGCCGAATTGAGTAAGGTTGTAGGTAAGAGCGAAACCGAAATCAAAGATATGGTTAGCGCGGGCAAAATAGGATTTACCGAAATACAAGCCGTTATCAAGAATATGACTAATGAGGGAGGTCTATTCTATAACCTAATGGCAGAGCAAAGCAAATCATTAGGCGGGCAAATATCTAACCTCAAAGATAATTTTGACCAAATGCTTAATGAGATAGGCAAAGCGAGTGAGGGTATTGTTTCGGGAGCAATAAAAGGCGTATCTTTCTTGGTAGAAAATTATGAAACTATTGGCAAACTCATCGCGGGGCTTATTGTTTCTTATGGAACATATCGAGCAGCACTCATCGCTACAGCTGCTGTACAGCAAATTGTTGCCGCGCGTACAGCAGGAATGACAGTTGCCGAAATGGCTCATTATACGTGGTTGGTACTTGTTGAAAAAGCCCAAAAACTCCTCAATCTTACAATGCTTGCTAACCCTTATGCTCTTGCTGCTGCTGCATTGGTAGGATTAGCTACCGCCTTATGGTCACTCAAAGATAGTACCGACGCTAATGCCGAAGCAACTGAAAGACACAATCAATTACGCAAGGAACAAGCCAACCTTATCGATGACGAAAAAAATAGAATTAGCAACCTAATATCTACTATTCAAGATGAAACTAAATCTTGGAACGAAAGAAATAAGGCTTTTTTAGCACTTAGAAATAGTACAGATGGAGTTCTGAACAAATATAGCACGCTAAATCAGATGTTGCGTGAAATGTCTCAGGTTCTAAAAGATATTAATGGTCGTTATGAGACTATGAATGAAAAAATGTCTCGTGATGCCGTTAAGAAAACTAACGACTTGATTAAATCAAAAGAGGAACAAATTAAGAAGTTAGAAGAAGAGATAAAACGAACTGCCAGCAGCGATCGCCGTACCGCTCTTAGAATGGATATAGCAAACATTAGAAAGGGTATTGAACAAGATGAACTTCTAAAGCAAAAACAAAAAAGGGAAGTCGTTAAAAATGATGTTAGCAACTATGAAAGCGCACTTTCAGGCAAAAGCCTTGAACAAATACAAGCAGAAAAAAAATTAATCATAGAAGCCTATAATCTAAGAAAAAAACAAGCAAAAGACTCTATCGCTAATCACTCTATTGCAAAAATAGACAGCAACAACCCTTATTTAAAATACGACTGGAATGAACTCGGAATGTTCAATGAAGCTACCGAACGACAAATCAAACTCAAACAGCAAGAAAAAGTACAAACTACTGATTTTATTGCAAAAAAAGAAGAGATTTTAGCATTACAGAATAAAATAAATGAAGCTGAAAGCAAAAATAAAAATAGTAGGAGCGTTGATAATAAAGATTTAAGCGATTTAGAGGCTAAAAAAACTAAATTAAAAGGATTGATTGACGAGTATAAACAAGGTACTGGCATTGACCTTTCTCAAAAAAATACTCCTAAATCTAAAGCAACCAAGCCTGAACTACCTACTTTCGACACCGAAAAAGCCCAAAGAGACCACAACCGCCAAATCCAAGACGACCTTTTTGCTCGTGAAGAATCCCGCATTAAGATAATGCAAGACGGGGCGGACAAACGCTTTGCTATCATACAATTGGAATACGACAAGCAAGAAGAGGAAATTAGAAGGCGTTCAGAAGACCAGTTAGCCGCATTCATCGAAACCGAAAAACAAAAAGCCGAAGCTCAAGGCAAATGGAAAAAAGGAAAAGATTTTGACACCAATACCGAAGCCATCAATGCTGAAAAAGCCCGCCTTGCTGAAAATGAAAAAGTGCTTTTAGCTGATAATGCTGAGTACCAACGTATGCAGCAGGAACAAGTGTATAAGGACTTGTTAGAAAAATATCAAACCTACACCGACCAGCGCAAAGCTATTGAGGAGAAATACAATGCCGATATAGCCGCCCTACAAACCAAGTTAGGGTCTGATGCTCCACAAGTGAAAAAAGCGCAAGACGAAAAAGCACGAGAACTCAAAAAGTTAGATATACTCTACAAAAAAGAGGGTACAGCCATTGCTAAACTCTTTGAGAATATGCGCAAAAAGACCGTCAAGGAAATGCACCAAACCATAGCAGAGGCAGAAGCCGAGATTGACCAGTTGGCAAGCAACCTTGATATGAGTGATGAGGCTAATCAGAAATGGATAGCTGAACTTCGCCAACAAATCGAACAAACAAGAGACACCGCCGATAAGAGTGATACCGTTTTTGGCAAACTTGGTACAAGTATCAAAAATCTATTCAAAGCCAAACCCAACACCGCCGAATGGCAGGAAGCGTTCAATGGTATGTTGTCGTCAGCGCAATCAATCACGGGACAATTTGGACAGTTAGGCGACGAATTTGAGCGATTGGGGCAAAGTACGGGTAATGCCTCACTAAGGGAATTCGGTAAAGGTATAAAAGAAATGGGAGAAATAGTCAATAAGGCTATGTCTTTTGCTCAAATAGGAGGACAAATTGGACAAGGTTGGGGCGCTGCTATTGGAGGTGTTATAGGAGCAGTATATGGTTTTGTTCAGAAAATAGAGAGTGATAAAGAAAGAGCTCGTCAAAAAGAGAGAATGTGGAAACAAGAACAGTATCAGAACGAAAAGAGAATAAATGAACTTTATGATGAACGTATATTGAAAGGCGAAAAACATTCTAATTCTTTGACTACAAACCAAATTGGGAAACAACTTGATATTATTAAAAACTATAATGACAAAGTAAAAAAACTTCGTAACGATCTTATAGATGTACAAAATACCCAAGTATTTGACCACTATGAATATAAGTGGGGATGGTATAACGGAGGACCTTGGGGAATGAAGATTTGGGGAAGATATAAAGATGAAGTAACTAAAGCTTTTAAGGATAAAGTAAAGCCTTTCGTTGATGAGTTAGGTAATATTGATTATGATTTTTTAGAAAACATTAGCAAAGCGGATTCTAATAGAATGTCATACGGTCGTGATAATATAGACTACACAAGTGAACAGATACAAAAGGCAAAAGATTTGTATGCTCAACTAAAAGAATACAAAAAAACAATATCTGAATACACAAGTCAAACATTTGGAGATTTAGGGGGTGGTTTTGTTGATAGCATTATATCCGCTGTAGAGAAAGGTAACAATGCATTTGAAACCTTTGGTCAAACTGTTGCTCGCGTAATGAAAAACATAATCAAACAAACATTAGTTACTGAGCGAATAAAAGAAATATTTTCTAAGTTTCAAAATGAAATGGATAATATATACGCGTCATCAATAGGATTTAGCAACGAACAAGTATATGAGAAGGTAAAAAACAAAACTCTTGAATTTGTTAATAACATTCTGAAACCTGAAATTCAAAAAGGTGAACAAAAAGCAAAGGCAATGTTTGATGCTTTAGAACAATCAGGTATTAAAATGTTTGATGATAAAAATGGTAGAAACGCAGTAGAAAAAGGTTTTGCACGAATGAGCCAAGATAGCGCCGATGAATTGAATGGACAATTTAGGTTACAAACCCAGTTAAGTGCTGAGATAAAGAATGCTGCCTTACAAACCGCTAATTTCATCAGGGAAATGCACCAATCTATGCAAAGCAATGCCGCTCAACAGCTAAGACACCTTGCGGGAATAGAGACTAATACCTACCAATTACACGAAATGAAAAAGGATATAGCTAATATGAAAGCAGGTATTAATGAACTTACTACCAAAGGCATAAAGATACGTACATAAAAAAAGCCCTCGTAATGAGGGCTTTATTTTACTTTCTTATACCAATTTTTCCTTTCTGATATAACTTTTACGTCTGAACCATACTTGTCTACTTGTGTATAAACGATTTTAAAAGATTGTTTGTTCTCAAAAAATAAACTGGGGGCACTCCATTCTGTCCACTCGTAATAATGTTTGTAATATTCACCATTATTAGGTAAAAACTCTATAAAATAATACGTATGCACATTACCTTCTTGAGATTTAAAAGAGTATTCTTTTTGTTCAACTAATCGCGATTGTCGAGCCTCAAAATAACTATTTTTAAATACTCTATAATCATATTTTGTAAATTCAAAAGAATAGTCGATAAGATATTCTTTATATTCCCACCTACCAACTAACCACTCTGGTACATTCAGTTTATATTGGCTAAAATCTTCTTCTTTTTCTTCTTTCGAGCACCCCATAGCGATCAGGGTAATCAGTAATAATACTATTCTTTTCATTGGTATATTAGTTTTGTTTTGGGCAAAAGTAGGAATATATTTAAAATCAATAATCATTGAAGAAAAAATGATAGTGATAAGAAGAGTTTAATATTTTTATTATCAATAAATTAAAAGTGTACCCAAAAATAAAATACAAAAAAATCAAAAATTTATATACAATTTCATTTATTTTTTATATATTTGCACCGTAAAAAATATATCTGTTGCAGCAGATATATTTTAGGTAGTGGGATTTGTCTTAATTTTTTAATAATTATGGAATATAAATATTTTGACGGGACAAAATTACAAACTTTTGTCCAATCCTGCAAGCGAAAGCTCGCAAAAAAAGATACATTTATTATTGAATGTACTGAAAAAGGGCTTATTAAGTTCTTTAATGCTTTTGAAAACGCTAAAGAAAAGTTTAGTTCAACTATGAAACTTTTCCCTCCACAATCAAGAAGTAGAGGCTTTGAAGCAAGCGTTTTTCAAACTTGTTTATTAGGTGAACTCCAAAAAGTTTTTCCTGAAAAATGGAAGTTTTGGAAATACAAACGATTTGTAATAACATTCTGCGGACACTCTTTTCTGTTTAAAAAGTTAAACAAAAAAGGTATGCCTATGAATATAAAAACAAATGCCAATGAGTCCATTATAAACCAAATGCAGACACAACTTTTTGACCCTACAGATTACGAAAATCCTATCGTGTTTTTCGGTTGGGAGAAAAGCAAGTCAGGTGATTTGATAAATCCTCATTTTGTCTATATAGATGAGAAAAAAATAAAATGGAGACTTCGTAAAGATGAACTAACATCATTAAATGCTCCTACTATATTAACGCCTAATAAAACTGGAAGATTGCTACCTAAAGTTAAAGAGCAATCTAAACGTAAAAAGGCAATTTAGTATTATTGTTGAACCGACAAATCTCACTACCTTTTTTACAAAAACTAACGACTAATAACAAAAACATCTATGAAAGTTAATCACAATCAGCTTACCCTTGCAAGGGAATACAGAGGGCTGACGCAAACAGAATTGTCAAAAGCGGTGCAAGGGCTTTCACAATCTAATTTATCCAAGTTTGAAAAAGGACTTGGAGGGTTATCCGATGAGATTTTGGAAAAGATATTTAATGTGTTGCAATTTCCAAAGGGTTTTTTTGAACGCAAAATATCAGTAGAATTAGAAACAGCTAACTATCGTAAAAAAAACACCATTCCAAAATCAATTATTCAAGACTTTGAAACATCTTGTACATTCATCGGTTATATTATTGACGAAATGTCAAATTCTATTGATTATCCCGATTTCTCACTTAAAACCTTAGATATTGAAGACGGCTATACTCCAGAAGAGATTGCTCAATTCACGCGCAAGGATTTTAGAATATTCGACAATGAACCTATTGAGGATATTTTTAGAATTATAGAGGATAAAGGAATTATCATTTATGAACTAAATGCTAATGAAAAGTTTGATGGTATATCGTTATTTACTAAAAAAGGATTTCCAGTAATAGTGTTGAACAAAAGACTTCCTAATGATAGGAAACGCTTTACATTAGCCCACGAATTAGGGCATTTGATAATGCACACAGCTTTCCCAGTGCCAAACATTAGAGACAAAGAGCAAGAAGCTAACGATTTTGCTTCTGAATTTCTAATGCCTGAAAGAGCAATAAAGAACTCATTAGAGGGGCTCAAACTTTCAAGTCTAAGCGCATTAAAAAGCTATTGGCTAACCTCAAAAGCTTCAATTATCAGGCGCGCGTACTCATTAGGGGTTATTAATCAAAATAAATATAAATATTTCAACATTGAACTGAGTAGAATAGGAGAGAAGAAAAATGAAAAAGGTAGTGTAAGTATAGATGAGGCTATAACATTTGATATGGCTGTAAAATTACACTTAAAAGAACTCGAGTATACTTATGATGATTTAGCAAATGCTTTTGATCTTCCTGAAGATGTTATTCAGAGATATGTATTAAAGCAAAATCTATTCTTAAAACCAAAATTAACCGTGAACTAAAAAAGCCTCAAGTAAGGGGCTTTTTCTATATCTGTATTTCTAATTGTTTCAATCTCTCACGCTCCTTTTTAGCCTTATTTACTTGGTAGATAGCCGTTGTATTTTGGTTAGTGTGCGAAGCTAAAAGCATAGCCGTATCGCTATCCAAGTTATCAAGCATATAGTGTTTGAGTGCGTAAAAATCAGCTTCAATACCTAATTTATCTTTTACGTGTCGTTTCCAAAAGCGTGTTACAATCTCGGTATGCCCCATTTTCTTATTAGGAACAAAATCAAGTGCAAAAAGGTAGTCGTTATCGCTTTTACACTTGCTGCATATCTCTTTCCAAAATTCTAATGCAGGGGATAATATCACTTTTGTACATCGTTTGTACTGCCCGCCCTTTTCAAGGAGTATTACAAACTCCTGCTTTTCTAAATCTACATCTTTGCGTTGTAATCTAAAAAGTTCGGTATTACGTGCCCCTGAATATAGGAATATCATCATATACCTATAAAAGTCGGGGTTAATAAATCGCACGTGGTTTTTTACTTTTGTAAGTTCATCAGCGGTAAGTATAGTACGGACTTCTTTAATCACCTTTTTAGGGTATATATCCCTCGTAATGTTACTTTCGCAGCATTCGTACTCTATTAGCTCACGGTATAAGCTGGAGAAGTATATCACAAACCTATTGTAATATTTGTCGGATAGTCGCAACCAGTCCAGCATTCGCTTCAAATCTACCCTGCGCAAGTCCTTTATTTTTACCGTCTGCAAATCAAGGGCTTCACACGCTTTTTCAAGTCTATTGATAGCGCATTGTATTTCGTATAGGTGCTTTTTAGTACCTACTTTTATTTCCAATGCACGCCTAAAAGCCTCAATAAAGTGCAATTCAGGGTAAAGCCCCTCCTTGTGAACTTGTATGTACTTTTTTAATATTGGGTTAAAACCATTATTAAGTTGATGAGGAATGTTTTTAAGAAGAAAAGAAATCATCGCTTTTCGTTCCTCTATAGTATTAGGTCTGTTAGCCTTTTTTCTATAAGGGAAGCCTTTGGGATATTTTTTTTCAAAACGAGGGTCAAAGAAAACGCATTGCACGTACCAATCTTTATCCAAGTCTTTTTTAGTAGCTTTTTGCCAGTTGGCAGGGGACACCCATAGTTCGGAGTAGCTACACCCATCGAGTGTTTTTGTAACCATAATGTAATTATTTTAGATTGACGTTTACCTTGTCGATTTTGAATAATTACAAATGGGATTATCGTACTAAAAATAAAAGGTAACGCTTTGAGTGGAAGTGCGTTACCTTTCTTGCTCCCCCTACTGGACTTGAACCAGTGACCCTCTGATTAACAGTCAGATGCTCTAACCAACTGAGCTAAGGAGG